AATTTGCTGAAGACATGGCTCGTGGAGCTATATCGGCTGATGAAACTAGAGCGAAAATGGTTTCAGTTGGCCAGCAAATGTCTGAGGCAACCCGAGGAATGGAGTTTGATGTTGCCGTTGATACACTGAAAGCAATGTATAGTCTTAGTCAGCAAGATGCTTCCAATCTTGTAATGCTTAAGGATATCGCTGTAGCAGGCCCTTCTAACGATAGAAAACTTTTATCAACAGCAGAAGATAACCAAAAAACTCTTAAGAATCAAACTGAATTAGCTAATAAGTATTACGAAAAAATAGCTCCCATGACATTAGATGCGGTGACAAATTTGATGTTACCTTTAATTCAAATTTCTCAGGGTGTTAACCTCTTCGCAGCCGTGCAAACAGGAAGTAAGTCATTTTTAAACTTGGCGGGAGGAGCAATTCCTGCAAAATCCCAGAAGGCGATGACTAAATTAACTCACTCCAATATTTTAACTAATAAGGGGCAAGTAGCACATTCAGCCTATCTTAATACTTTTAATACCAAGAGCACGGGAGCAATTAAAAACTTAACAGAGGCGATTAAAACTAGGATGCCACGAAACTTTGGGTCTGCATTTAAATCACCCATGGGGGTAGGTATGCTTGGTATGGGTGCAGCGGCGTTAGGCCAAGGTCTCGGCGGACAGGAGACCACGGCAGGTAAGCTTCTTGGCAGCGCAGGAGACCATTTGGGAAATGTTGCTATGGCTCGAATGCTAGTACCAAAGCTCCCCACCTCAGCCAAGCTTCTGGGAGGAGGATTAGGGTTTTCGCTGGCAGGCGAAGCCTTGAGTATGGCAAAGACTGGTCTAGGTATTGAAGAGAAGGAAGGGCTTGATGCAGGAGATGCTATGGACGTTGGATCAATGGCCCTTAAGGGTGCGGGAATGGGATCTATATTTGGTGTTGCTGGAATGGCTGTCGGTGGTGCCCTGGGAGGTCTTTATGGATTGTTTAGTGAATACATGGAAGATGACTCTAAAAACTCTAAGAGTATGTTAGAACTTGCTAAAAAACGAGAACTGAAAGAAGAAAAGGAAAAGGCTTCCGATGCGAGAATGCGAGCAGCTACACAGAGATCCGATTTCATTCTTATGGGAATTGTCGATAGGGTAAGAAAGTCGGAATCAAATTTAGCTGGGTCCGACAGTAAACAAGTGGCCGAACTTCTCCAGGATATAAAGGACTTACATATAAAGAGAAATCGAGACGCTAACATGTCAGAAACTGGAAAGCAAGGAGACCTTAACGGAGGCTAACAACAATGAGTACTACAGGAAGAGCGATATATACAGATTTATCTAATCCAAATAAGCCGGAGATTAGAGCTAGGCTACTCCAAGAAAGGTCATTTCTTCTTTTCGAATACTTCGGTTCGGGGGATCAAGTAACAAGAGCACACCTTCCTTTCCTTCAAAATATAACTATTAACGAAGATGGTAAGGCTAATCTTGCAGAGTATAACTTACTAGGTAGAGCGGGTCAACTGTTTTCATATGGTGGTGCTGATTCTAGAAAGCTTAAATTAGACTTTGAGATGAGCTTTCTACATCTTTACCACTTACAGGAAACTGAAGGGTTTACTGAGAGGTTTAAGCAAACTATTAAGAATAAAGATGTAGAGGCTGAAAGAAGGAGATTCACTCCCTCAAAGGGCTTAAGCAATACCCCAGCACTCGGTTCTGCATATAACTATGGCAACCGCGCTAAATTAAACTTCTTTAAAAGTTTAGGGTTGTCTGTAGATCGAGTCAAAGCTCTTGCGGAGACAGCCGCTCGTTATGGAAAAAGAGGGCAAAGCTCTAATTTTTACAGCGTGAAGAATACAGACTCAGACAAAGTTGTTGATCTGATGATGTATTGGGTAAACCTAATAAGATCGAGTGTGCTTAATGACTCTAGAAATACGGTGTTTGGACCTCCATTGGTAAGGCTTAATCATGGTCCCATGTATATGAACTCTCCTTGTTTGGTGGAGAACTATAAGATAGCAGTAGATAAAACTTCTAACTATGATCTTGAGACACTTTTACCTCACACCATAAAAGTTAGTATGTCTCTTGTTGAATCAAGGGCAGGCAACTTTGGAGATTACGCTATGGGAGACCCTATAGAAGGTGATAACCTAACGGGTTGGGAGTCTATTATAAATGAAAATGTTCTTGATGCTATGAATTATAATATAGACACCTCCGAGGATTAGACTAATGAATTATAAGAATCATTTAAGAATAGGTGGATACATCGTAAAACATAAAAATAAAGATGTCTCCACTAATCTCGCTTCATTAGAGTTTCGAGAATTTATAGAGGGTCTTGATAAGCAGGATTTTACTATTGGGACCATACCCCCAGGATATGAACATAGAGCAGATAAAATCTCAAATCTTTTCTATGGTACTCCAAACTTAGACTGGATGATTTGTTGGACTAACAACATTAGCGACCCTTTCCAACAGTTAAACGTGGGGGATAGGATTAAATTAGTAAACCTATGATCACTCCAAACATAATTGTAACAAAAAAGTTTGATACTATGAAGCGTATCTTTTTTGGTCCTCAAAAATTAGGGGATGCAAAAATAAATAGCTTGGATCAGGTCATGCAGAATATAAGAGAGGAAGAATTCGACACAGACTTTTTAATCTGCGCTCCAGGTAAAAACCCTAATCTAATTGAAGCCGATTTAAATATTCCTGCTAATGCTAATGCTAGAGGTTACCTAAACTTAAAGTTTATAGAAACCAATGAAATACTAGAGTACTTTCTCCTTACTACTAAACCTATTGACACATATCTTAATTCAGCATTCGAGTTGCTTGCTAAGGCTAACATACCTTTAGGATCAAGCCTTAAGCAGCTAAATAAATTTTATGTTTCTTTTGGAACAGGGGATGATCTAGGTGAGTGGGCTGGTCCTTTTGAGGTTAGTCTGGGAGCCGCTCAGGTAGACTTAGATAAGAATGTAAAGGTAATAACCCTAGGGTTCCTAATGGGATCTCTTCAGGGGATCAAAGCTTATACTAAAAAATTCCATGGTGCCTTAGGGTTTGCTGACGGCGACAAGATGAATCCTCCCCTTTCTAGGGGTTCAAAGGTTAAGTTAAACGCCAGTGTGTGGATGTCTAAGGGGTTAAAGCCTACTAAGGGACCAAGAACTACTCGGGATCCTTCTAGGAAGAGATGTTTATTGCCTCCCTATGGTTGGAATACCTATATTAGGCACTTGCTTAGAAGATACTTAGGGCAGGTATATGGCGACCCCTACAGAATAATGATTATTTTGGGGGATGATATGGATAAGATATTTAATGATCCTCTTACAGGCTCAGAAAGTAAGGACTTCTGTAGAAACTATCAGGGAAAACTAAAGGAGTTTGGGATAACTCTAGGATTAAAAAAGCCTGACGCAAGTAATAAAGGTGAAAAAACTTCAAGGGGTGGAGGTCCTCCTGAAGTGGTTACAGTAGGAGGTAAAGATGTTACCATTGATGGTCAGTTTAATGTAGACGATTTGGCGGCGAGTAGACTTCGTATGGATCAGCGGCACAGGGGGCCAGAGTATAAAGAGTATTCATCAAACCAGGAGAGAAGTGGAAGCACTCAAGCTATTCAAGAGAAGATGACCGAATACAAAGAGTTATGGGATAGCGACTACTTACTTACTGAGTGCTACATTAGTATGGGGATGAAAATAGACGTTAACCCTTCTGTGAAGACACCAGAGTCCGCTTTAGATCCAATCTTTGAATTCCTAGGAGCTTTAAGGAAGAATCAATTAAGGTCCACTACCTATGGCTTATTTGAGATTAATGATGTAGAAATTAACGATTTCATTAATCAAAGTTGTGGAGGTCCGATGCACGAACATAAAACAAGTAGGTTAGTGTTTGGGGATGTGGATCTTATAAAGAGACTTATCTACTTATCCGATGAGGGTAAGACGAAACCAAGCAATGAAACGGCTTACAAGAAGGCTTTCTCGGATGAGGCACTAGACGATATTGATTGGGAGTCTTACCAAAAGAAGTTTAAAGATACCATACTTCTTAGAGAAAGGAGACAAACTTCATCATTTAAAGAGAAGTTAGATTTCGGTCCATTTACTAAGGAGTTTAAAGAGATTGAAGATCAGAAAGATATTATCTTTATGCATGGTGTTCGAAACTCAAATGTTATATCTGTAAACTTTAAAAAAGATTTTGCTCAAGGAGAGTTAATGTCTTATGAAATGGAATCTATAAGAAGAAATCCCTATCTAAACAATTTTACTCAATTGGCTGTAATTGACGATACATTCAATATCAAGCAGCTAATTGAATACTTAGACACTAAAAAGATTTTTGTAGATGATTTGGATCAATCAAGATTTAATTTGGCAAAGTGGATAGAGGATCAGGAAACAGCAGACAGTGAAGAATTTAAAGAATATAGAAGTCGGGTGGAGGCTACTGATGCGAAAATAATCAACCAGAGCTTAGTATCTAAAGACGAAAGATTTGCTGATTACATAGACTTAATTATTGGCTACAAAAAGTTGCTTAAGAGTGATTACAGAGATGGCTTACAGGTGGAAGTTCCTTATACTGACGATAATATAGCAGACGGCAAGAGTAGAATATTAGCCACGATGGCCGACCTCTTTGAAAAGGTGCAAAAAAAAATCATAGGGCTGCAAATAAAGACCCTTCCATTCTTCAACCAGAAAGCTTACTTTAACAGAGAATGCTATTTCTTCAGTCTTTATAACAACATTATTTCATCTTCTAGGGATAACTCTGATAAAATTCCTTCAACATTTCTTAATGGTAATTATATCACGCATGGTTCGAGGCACTTTATGAGTGCTAACAACGCCTTTTCTGAGTTTGTATTAGCTAAACCGGGTAATCCAGGTGAAGATCCCATTCTCTCTAAGACTAGGGAACTTATTACGGGCGAATCAAGTGAAGAAACGAAATCAAAAAAGCCTCGTGCTACGAGTGGTCCCAATAAGGCGACTTTGCCTAAAGAGGGAAAGAGGCAGGCAATAGCAAACCGACTACAAATGCAAACCTTTGACTCAAATACTGGAGAGGTAATACCGGGAACTGTGGTTCAGTAAAGCCTATAATAAATTGTTATGAAAATTGTAAAAGGAAGAGTAGTATCTGACGTTTCTCCTAACGAGGATGGTTCTTTTTGGATTGAGACTGAGAATCGAGGTGAAGCGGTAAGGGTTGCCTATACGTCTCCTAGTTATAATATTAACAATGGAGGAATCTTCGCTCCTCCTATAATCGATTCTTATGTTCTACTGTATGAGAACGATAATCCTAAAGGTAATGAACCACCCTTTTATTACATGGCTACGATTGTAGATGATCCACCTTTAGACTCTGAAAATAGAATTGAAGAATTTAAAGCGGTTAGGGGTGTTCCTGGTCAATCCTTATATAAGGATAAGCGACCAGTAGGAACCTCCATCGCAAATGGGGATGGTCAGGGATTAGTTAACAAGACTGAATTAAATAATAGTGTAAGAAAGAATTACACAGCCCTTGAGTCAGAGATGGGTGCGTCAATTTCTGCTGGGGAGCAAGGTTGTCAGGTTGTCAATGAGCACAATGACGGAATTGCTGTGCAAGGCGCACCGAATGGACTCTTCCCTTACAGAAGTATATCCATGACTTCCCAGGGTCCGGTGCTTATCGAAGCGGGTGCGTCATACAACGTAACAGTTGGTAAGGCGGGGGATGACATTAATATTTCTAATCTTGCAAATACTCCTGATCTAGGAGGTTGTGGTCTTTCGTCTGGAAACATTAGAATTCACAGCCAGAATAAAGATATTACTCTTAGGACAGGATCTACGGGTGCGATTGCCAACCCTAGGGCAACTCGCAACATAAACATTATTACTCCTGGGGCAGAGATTCAAGTTAATGGAACAACTGGTGGTGTAGTTGTGAGGAGTCTCGGCACGGGTGGTGTATTATTTGAAAGTACCACCATGATTGATTTAAACGCACCTATCATAAACTTTAATGGGGCTGTTAAAATGACTGGAGGTATGCTGAGTATGGACCCAGTGGCTGGAGAGGTATCCATGAACGCGCAAACCCTTAATTTGTATGGTGCACTCGCCGCAAACTTAAAGGGAGGTAATGTCAACGTAAATGGAACGGCTGTTAATGTCATTGGTACAACTCCTCCTGTTGTAGGTTACCCACAGGCTCCTATGTCTCCTCCAACTCCGGTCCCTTATGTAAGGGCGATTCCTGCTATTACACCTCCTGTGGTAATTCCTGTACCTGCAATACCTAGCGTTGTAGTGAGAAACAGTTATGGGGATACCCCTTTAGTATAAAACTAAATATAACGTAGACATGGCAAGTTTCGATTCAAACTCATTTTTAACAAGACAAGCTGGTGGAGAAAACGCCGTAGAAAGCATCGCTCTATCCTTTGGAGTTCCTTCGTGTCTTTTTGAATTAGATATACTGAATGCAAACTTAATACCTACCAGTGTGCTGGTTCCTTTAAAATTAGCAATGGAGGAAGCAGAGGCCAAAACTCAAGCTGTAATTAATAAGATCGCAAGATGGATTAAAGTAAACTTGGGGATCTCTATCTTCCCAGACAGAAACGGTCAATTTGGATTTTTCAGTGGATTAAACAAGTTTGGACAGGACTCAGGAGGGGCTTCGTTCTTGGCTGCTGTTGGAAGTTTGATGGGTACTATTAATGCAGTGGCTGGGGCCGGAGCACAGATATATCAAAACTATCTCAACACCGTGCAGCAGATACAGGATATTAAGAACTGCTTTGGTCAACTTCAAGCGTTCCTAAGTAACTCTGGAGAAGGTACTGCTAGAAACAACGCGAATTACCAAGCTGCCCTTCAGGGTGAGAATGCTTTTGCTCAAGCACAGTTAGCAGAAGCTCAAAAATTTCAAGAGAAAGCCGTAAACGTTATTCAAGTTATTAATACTGTTTTAGGTCAGAGAGAGCTAGACCCTAGCTTAGAGCCTAGGCTTATTGACGCACCTATTGGGGCTACAGAGAGCGTCTTCAGGCTTCAGGCAGGCCCTCCAGAGGCCGTCAATGGCAAGTTCATACTATCTGTGGATGGATTATACTACGACACCTCAAATGGTCTTATGCCAGCCCTCATGGAGTTGGCTAATAAGAAGAAATCTCTAGAAAGAGAAAAGTATTGGAATCTATCTTATGATCCTAACATAGGTGGAAGAGGTAATCAATTAACGTCTGAAAACATTAAGTACTATTTCAATAGTCTTTTTGATCCTACCATCATTGATGAATCGAAAGCTCTACGTAGATTCTACGATGAGGACAGGCTTCTTTTAAGTATCAAGGGTCAAAGGGATAGAAAGGTCTTTGATGTTTCCTCTGATATTTCAGAAATGACCGCCAACGGTTCTGCAACAATCTTAATTGATAACATGAAGCAAACCCTAATTTCGGAAGCGGCTTACTTTAATGAAAAAGCAGATAAGAGAAAGAAGCAAATTGAACTGGCGGTCAAAGCTCCGGTGCTATACGGAAAAGGTCCTGTTTATTCTCCTGGTAAGATACCGATTAATGATTTTTCTTATCTAGAGGGTACCAACTTTATGATAGGTGTAGAAGAGCAGAGAAAGTTGGTTATCAAGCAGGATGATGTTGAAGGGGTAGTCCTTCCTTTAGACGTTAAATACACACAAAAGATTGAATCACCCGACCCAGTAATTGTTGATCATCTGTTACTAGCTGGTATTGCTAGGGGTGCAATTATCGATCATGCTGCTCCCGCTTCAGGTGGTCCTGTATTATCAATAACCGAAACCCTTATTGAAGACAACTTAATAGCTCTTTATAACTTGCTTTCGGTTAAGGAGACAACTTCTAATAGTTTAGAATTTGGTGTATTTAATAGTTCGGAAAATGGAAAAAACTACAACGCTAAAATTGTAGGAGATGCATCAGGGTTACTTAAAAATGGGTTAGGAACCGCTTATCTAGAAGGGGTTAGTGCTAATTCTTACATTAGGCTTCCCGCAGTAAAAGAGCTTCAAGATTTATTATATAATAAATCTGGAGGAACCTTTGAAGCCTGGATTCAAGTTTCTGGATTACAGGAAAATTCCTCATATAACCTGTCTTCCACCTTAGGTGATGTTAGTGGCTTATATAGATTAATCCTTGCTAATGAAAACGTAGGTATGGCTAGTGGCGCAGAGCCTCAGAAAAATATAGAAGAGATGGGCCTTGACGAGGGAACCTCTTTTGTCAGAGGTATGATCATGGGCTTCACTAGAGACCGCAGATTTGCAGGCAGAGGAACTGTTGGACGAGCCGCCAGTAATGAAGACTTTGATAATCCTGCTTCCGCAGCAGCATTTGTTATAGCTCCCACACAATCCTATAACTCTTCTAGTCTTGGGTTTATTAATAAAGAACCCTGTAACGCGAACAACACGACTTGGCATGGTCTCACGATTCCAGTAAGTTCTATGGTTGAAAGCGTTGCTTTTACTGACTGTGGTACCGCCTTCTGTCACTTAGCAGTCACCTTTAATCCTGCAATCGATAAGGTCAGTGTTTACTTAGATTCTAAACTTCTTTCTGTTTCTGGTTACTACGATACCTTTGGAACAGGAAGGAGGCTAGCTCCAAAGATACCCTCCTTAACTCTATCAAGTTCCTTCGAGTATTCTGGTGAAGGACCTAATCTAGATAGATTCTTTACTCCTTGGATTGTTGGAGGGGGCTATACCGATGGCTGTCCTGCGGGAATTGGGAAAGATCGGTCTATTGGAGGATTCACAGGAGGAACCTACGGGGGACTCACCAGTGGATTACAAGGAAAGGTAGGTGGATTAAAGTTCTACTCTAAACCATTAACTAGTTCTGAAGTGACTCAGAACTATAACGCTAATAAGAATTTCTTTAAATTTGTTAAACTCATATGACCGTTTCTGACACAGTAAAAGTTTATGGCAAAGTTGCTCCGAGGTCTGCTACCTCAATCGTGGATAATAAAGTTGTTGAGCTTGCAGGTCTACGATACCCTATTCCAAAGTTACCCGAAAGAGGCTACTTTTCTAAAGCCGTAAACGTAAAGCTCGTTAGGTCTGGATTAAGGGATGTTATTAGGACTGTACCTGGGGAGAGGTTCATGCTGCCAGATTATGGTTGCAATGTTAGAAACTTTTTGTTTGAACCTTTAGATGAAGGAACTTTTTTAGCAATAAAAGACGATGTAAACACCAGCATTCGTAAATACCTAAAGAAAGTTACTATAGGTAAACTACAGGTCCTTAAGTCTGGGGAAACTGGTTTAAAAGTAAACTTATACTGTGCTTATAATGACGCACAGGTACCCTACTTTAGAGTTGGAGTTAGAGTCTAATGGTCGTATTCTCAGGAACAGTACAGTCGGATTACCTAAAGTATTTACCAACACAGTTGGAGAATAAAGTTAAACTTATAGACTTTGCAGCCGCCGACTTTAAAGGTTACAGGGATAACTTAATTGAGTATGTAAAAGCTACTTTTCCTTTAGATTATAACAATTTCGAGTCTTCTGACTTTGGTACTCTTTTAATTGAGCTTATGGCGGCTGTTGGGCATATTCAATCTAACAAGGCCGATTACCTAGCGAATGAAAACTACTTAGGAACTGCTAAGAGCAGAGACAGCGTAAAGAGACTGTTAGAGCTTATTGGAGTTCGTATGAAGGGTCCAATTTCATCAGCGGCAGACGGGCAAATTCAAGCCGAAACTAGTGACTCATCAGTTACTTCCATAGAGCTTTCTGAAGATCAAAGAACTTTCACAATAACTTCTCCAGAGGATGGTGGTAGTCTTAGCTTCACTCTTTATAAATTAAACAGCGATGGAACGGTAGACCTCGACAGGGCGGCTACTGATTTAATTGTTAATGCGACAGTTGATTCTTCGGTAGTTACAGTATCAGACTTAGTTATACAGGAAGGGGCTTTAGTCGTAGAGTCTGGTATCTTTAATTCTCCTGATAGTATTAAAGAAGTTCAGTTAGGTCAGGCACCATACATTGAGAGGAGTGCCCAGGTCTTTATAACTGGATCAACAGCAACTCAAGGAGTTTACAAAGAAGAAGACAACATCTACTTTGCATCAGGAGGTACTGATAAGGTATTTCAAATTTCCACAGATGAGAATTTTAGAGCATCTCTCTTGTTTGGAGATAATAGCGTCGGACAAGCACCGGCTGTAGGAGATCGTTACACTATAACTTATAGAATTGGAGGTGGTTCTAGGGGTAACGTTGCTGAGAGCTACATAAATGTTCCGGTAACGGTGACTTTAAAGACTTCTGACACTCCAGATATAACAGGCGTTGAAGGAACTTTAGAAAATACGAGTTTAGCAACGGGTGGTAGAAATGCCGAAACAATCGAAAGTGCTAAAAGGTATGCTCCACTTTACTACCGCAGTCAAGATAGGTTAGTGACTCTTGAAGACTATAAGGCTCATGCTAATAGTTTTGCATCTAATTATGGATCTACAGGGAAGGCTGCTGCTGTTGTTCGTAGGGCTTTTTCTTCTGCTAACATGATCGATCTCTTTGTTCTGGAGAAAGCCTCAGATACCCAACTCAGAAGAGCAACTCAAGAGTATAAAAAACAGCTTCTGGAATCTATCCAGCCTAAAAAAATGCTAACAGACGAGGTTGTGGTAGTTGATGGCCTCATTAGAACTTTAGATCTTTTCTTAGTTCTAACCCTAGACTCTAACTATAAACTAGGTCAAAATCAGATCATCCAATCGGCTCGGGAACTTACTCAAAAGTATTTTGATGTAGGCAATACTGACTTTGGAGAAAGCTTTGTTCCACAAGATCTCATTAGGTATATCTTAGATAATGAAACTAACATAAGATATGCTCGCGTTGACAATGTGGAATCTTCAATTAAAGTTGGATTCAACGAAATTATTCAAATGAATAACTTAAATATAACTACCTCCTTTGTCTAATGTCTGGAAAGAGCTACTTACTAAATAAGAACTTTCATAAGCATAACTATTTCGATGCTTTTAAATACATTGTACCTGGGTATATGTATGAGGATGATCGAGAGCATTCACCCAAGGCAGATGATCTAGCAGACGTTATTATTAATTCCAATATTAATTTAGCCAGTAATATATCAAATGTTATCAGTGTTAGTTCCGTCGCTGGAGGATCATCAGAAAATCTTAATACCTTATCAGGTATTACTCCTTATTTCGTAAAGCAAAATAATCTTACTAATATAACAACTCAGGACTTCGAAGATAATATACTCCTGCCTTTGACCAATAAAAGGATGAGCGAGTTCACAACAATAGAGAGTTTTAGCTCATTTGTGGATGGTACACTCATACCTGTTACCAAACTAAACAATCCTAAGTCTTTAGCTACCTCGACTCCAGCCCAAGTTCATAATTACTTGGTCACTAATATGTCTTGGTTATATTTCCTTAACACAACTGGAACGAGCTACGACCCTTCTTCTTTTGTTTCTAACTTAATAGTTAATAATGTTTTTAAAGGGAAGAAAGTAACAACCTCTGATGGTATTCAAGGGTTGATGGAGTATGTGTGGAGAAATAATCTAGTAGATTATTTTCCTAATAGTTACTTTGCCGCTGGGAGCCGTTATGATCTTAGCGGAACTCAACAACTAGACAAGCTTAAAACTTGGATAGATATTATTTATTCTCCTTTATATGCAGACAACTCAGACTTCAGAGTTAGGGATAAATTTGAAACGTTTATTGATGGCAATATTAAAACAACAAGAAAAGTAGAGGATGGTCCTTTCGTAAGGTTTTTAAGAGCTTTATCCTTTCTAGCTTATGATGTTGATAACTTATCTGAGAAACTTAATACCATTTATGATCTAGAGGATTGCCCGGATGAGTTCCTCCCTCTTGTTGCTAAATTGATTGGATGGGATCTTTTCGGAACCGACCCAGATAAGTGGAGACTACAGCTTAGGAATGCTACTAGTATTTACAAGTCTGTTGGAACTAGGAAGGCATCTCAATTCGCTTTAAATACAGTCTTTCCCAAAGACCAATTTCCTATTGAATCAAACATAACTGAATTGTGGGAATCCTATGTTCCTTACATCATTTACTATGCTTTAGCTACGGAGTCAAGTTACTTTAAGGACTATTCCACCTGGACACCTAATCTGTCTTTGCAAATGGGAGTTCAAGGTTATTCCACCTCTAGTATGGAGGGTAATTTAGCACGGGCTACTGATAGAATCATTTATGAGATTTTCCTTAAATTCCCAGACAGCTTTAACATTCCAAATCAGCAAGATGGGTTTTCCTATAGAGGTACCAACAGTGTTATGCCTCCTTACGAGGAGTATCCATACTATGTTAACGTAGAGCTTAACAAGAAAATGATTGACTTTATTGCTGATCGATTGGCTTGTTTTGGAGTTAGCAATAAGTTCGCAATAGATGTAAGCGGATATCTTACTGAGTATGGTTTAGATTCGAATGATGAACCTCGTGACGGTTCCTGGTTATTATTTACCCCTGGATACAACAATCCACCAAACTTTTCAGATATGGTGGATGAATCAAATAGTAAAAATGTAAAGTACTTATCCTTATGGTCTGGTAAGTCTTCACATTTCAAACTAGCATTGAATGCTTCTGATTACGACTTTACAAAAAAGGGATTGATCACAACGGATACCGGGGATGCAGTTGTTATTGCTTCTCAGATGGTTCGTAAATTTGCTCCCGCTCACTCAATACCTTTAATAACACTTGAGTTATCTAATGAAGTTGACAACGTTAATTATAATGACAACTATCATTTACCTCTTGTAACTACTAACTTAGAAGAATCTAAGTCTGGAGGTAACAATAACTATGGAGCCTCAGGTCTTTTTGTAGGGTCTTACAAGAGAGGTCACGGACGTGGATCACAGCAGGTTCTTGAAAGAAAAGACACACAGTCGGCAGTGTCTCCTAGAATTCTAAGTGCAAGCTCTATGGCAGACTTGCCCAGAAGATCATCCAGGAGACGAAGTCTTAAAAATGCAATGCCCTTCCATGGGTATTACGACAGGACTGGGTTTAACATGCCTAACTCCTTCGAGATGGACGCATATCGTTTAAGCGCAGCACCAGAAGGTGCCATTCTGTTAGGCTATAACCCCTCGTCAGCGTCTTTCACTCCGGTAAGTAGTTATATAAATTTACCTCCCATATGGTCACACTGTGAGGATTTAGATTCTACAAATTCATATTATGGATATGCTGTAAATAAAACAATGCCTGTTAGAGGCATCTCCTTTTCCCTATCTAGTGTTCCTAATGACCGAGGACAACTTCCTGATATATATGCAGCTATGCATAATATATCTGAAGAAGAGAAGATTTCTAAAGCTTTTATTCAGTATGGACCTCCTGCCGTAAATAAGGAAATACGTAAACTTGAGGCGATGCCTCGAACTGCTGAGGTTCAGGAGTCTCTACAGAACTTAATAGATGAGCTTAACTTGTTGCCTGATTCCTTCTGGACGAACTTGGCTTCTCAATATACCAATCTAAACATAGATGGGTATACTTTCCCCAAGGATGTTAATGATTACTACAACTTTGACTTTGGGAGAGATCTTTGTAACCTCTACAGAATTTATACGCAGGACTTCCATCAGCATACCTTAACACCTAGGTTCTTATCTACGGATGGTCCAAATATTATATCACATACTTATGGTCCCTTATTGTTTAATCATGACTTTGATTTGCTTTATAACGACGCTGCTGGATCTTTAATTACTACCTCAATAAGTGATGTTAAAGAACTGAAGTCTGAAGAGGCTCCCTTTAACTCAGTTTCCTCCTATGTAGCAGATGGTCCAAACGATATGTATGTAGAGAAGCCGGAGTATGTTTTTTCCGCGCTTATTAAGGGTGTAGAGCTTATCCACACTAGTGGTGTTAGGAGTGATGAGAACTCATTCTCAGTGTTTAGGGTTAGCAAAAAGTCAATGAAGCAAGGGGATGATCCTTACATGTTTGGGAAGACGTTTATCGTCTCTAAAACGAGTGTAGGAGCAATGCCTAGGATTCGACTGGATGTTTGCAAAAAAACCCTTTGGGATGGAGGAGGGGATTATCCTCTAAATAATAACTTCTTACTTCCTGACCATGATTATGAATTAAGTCTTGATACTCTTGTAACAGACAATACGGGAAGAAACTTTGGTGGAAGAAGCGTCGGGGTGTGGATCCATACAAAGCCAGAGGGTGGTAAAATGTGGACTTGCAAACCCAATGGAGAGTGGATTCAACATGGAGCATCAGTTACCAGAAGCCAATTATTAAATACATATAGTAACGTATTTCAGTTCCCTGTTTCGATAAAGCCACTTCAAACTAATCCTACCAATGATGACTTTAAATGTTTAGATGTTGTGGCTGGAGAAATCAGAATTCCTGTTACTAAACTTAGTCAAAAAGACTTTAAAAATTATACTATAAAATTTAATACTAGAAATAGAACAATTATAGAGCCTCAAGATTATAAAGTTACATTTGGAGATGTACATACTAAAGATCAAAATTATGTTATAGAGGTGTTCCTGCTGCCCGGAATCCAGTCAGAGAACTTCTTAGTGTTTGATAACGTATTTGTTAAAGACTTAACAATGAAGAAAATGTCTGAGAGACATCTTATTGGACCCAAGGCAAATCCATTAATTGAGTTAAACGTAGACCCAAGTAAGGGAGTTGAACATCGATATGAAGTGTCTAAGGAAAATCTTTTAACCATATTTAAATATTTCAACATACTCTCAGGCAAAAATCGAACGACTAGCACCACATCCAGAGACTCTACTAAAACTGAGTCTATAATGGGTAAGGACGGCGGTTCAAAGATAACTTACAGATACAAGACTACATGGTTCAACCCATCGTTCCAGAATGGAACTCTTGATGAGATAAAAATATTCGAAGCCAGTGGGCTGTAATTGAGGCATAATGTTTGTAGACGGATTTGGAGAAATACTTACCGATATACTAACGGTTAACCCTGCATTAAGTAGTGTCAATACTCACTTCTTAGATGCTTCTAACTATACCTTCCAGGCTGTGGCCCTTGGGAAAGACGCAGCCGGTTACAACTTTCACGCTCATAGCCCCAACAGTATAACCCTTGAATACACGAATGGCGTAGTAGCATCTGGTGTAAGTGGTGCTACTTTCAATAATATTAATGGAGACAGTGGTCAAAATGTCATAGCTAAGAATTTTATTAATGCTGGGAATTATGTTAGCTCTTACTTAGCCAGTGCTACTCAGTTACACTTTATAGATACCTATGATTCCTTAGCTATTTACCCATCTCCCGAGCATACACGACTTGAATATGCATCAACCAGAACTACTACGGCATCCTCCTTCTCTGCTACCCTGCCTGACTTAGGTCATTACCCTAACGCCTACATGGATAGTTCGGTTAGTAGTGCTTGGAATGTTTTGGGAGCATATGCTCCACCCTCCGACGCTGGTCAAAGATTCATTCTAATTGATAGAGGTGGAAGTCAGATAGCCAGTGGTATTCTTAGTGGAATGTATAATCACAATAAGGTTGTGGATAAGGATGGGTTTATAAAGGTTAGCCAAGCTAGTGCCCTCGCAAGGACAAATATTCTCTCTTCTCTGGTAGATGGGTGTGTGATGTTTAGCTCTGTTGCGGATGGTATAAGTCCTATATCTGGGACAGCCGCTATGGCAGTCGTTCCTCAACATGGGGATGCGGTTACCCTAGCAATGTTTGGAGGAGTAAACCATATAGGTGTCTACTGTATCGACGTTAAAGCTATGCTGGCTGCATCAATAGATCCACCATATTCTTGGAATCATCTAAACAACCTTCGTGTCGGGAATGAACTAAATAATAAGAGAATCTATAAGTTGGTCTCAAAAGCTACCTTTTGGGATAATCTTATGATTCATTCAGATGCCGGGTTTACTGGTCACGATGAGGCAGGTGAAGGTGGTCTTCAACGTGGCTATAATATGGGGTCCTTAACTAATAAAGGCCCCACTTTCGTAATAAAATTTAATTTCTTTTAACATGTATAAATCGTTTGTAGATAAAGTTAATATGAGAGGTCATCTCACTATCCATAAAGTTGCAAACGGTGAGGAGGAGTTGGTCTATGATGAAGCCAACGTTATCACTTCTGGATTTGGATTCAACCTATCTCAATTATACGGGTTAGTAGGGTCCGATGACATTACCGATTATCAGATTGATAGATTTCAATTGGGACTTAGTGGCACCTCAGGCCGACAGGTAAGTTCCACCTATGAACTTGGGGAGCCTTTATCCTCAGTTCAAGAGTATGCGGGTACCGGAGACAGTAACCTACATGCATTTATTGAAAAGCAATACAAGAATGATCTTGCGACATCCCCAGATGCGGTCTTTTGTAAGATACCCTTCTCAAAGGTTACCAGGATTGATGAGAGATCAGTAAGGTATACAATATTTATTGACGAAGATTCTTGTAACGACCTCGAAAGAGAAAAGTCGGGTGGTAGTAGTAATAATGGAGCGGCCTTAAATGAAATTGCCTTATTTACCAGGAACCCTACCGGGACTCTTGCTAATGAAATTTCTCCCATGGCCGCATACAGATACTTTAGTAATATTAGAAAAACATCAGACTTTGGGTTGGTGTTTAGATGGACAATAACTTTCGGATAATATGTTAAACCCAAGTGACGTTTATGTTCAAGGTGGATCAAGCGACCTTCTAGTTTGTTGGACTGATAAGGTCACCAAGTATGATGCCAGTTCCTTTTACAATTGGGAAATGGATAACCTCCCTCTTCATGATTTAGATGAGAGGACTCACTTGCTTTGGGAACGGGCAGGAAACCCTACGTCCTCGATTACGGGGATGTCTTTTATAGTTTCAGGTGATCTTGAAACAGAAGGGTGTTCCCCACAGATGTTCAAGTCATTAAGCTCCTGCATGGCTGCTCTTCCTGATGTTATTAATTATCCAATTTTGATTGAAGTTGTGAGCTTTGGTCAACTAGGTAGCTTAGAGATTCCTGCTAAAACCTTTGGCCCTAGAGGAAAGCTTGAAATTATAAATAGAAACTCTGCATTTGCTGGAGCTATTGGATTGAGCGGTGGACCAATGTCCATTCAGAATCTTGGACAAGATAACTTTGGATTAGATAACCCTTATGGGTTAGCGTCAGGAGTTTCACCGGGTGGTCTTCTTCAGAAAGAAATTGAGAACGCCAGCGTGAGTGGTCCAGCGTTAAGCTTGGACTTGCTTCAGTCTAAAACTTTTAATGGTAGTCACTTTGTAGCCTCTGGTGGGAGACCCTGGAAGGATGCTAGGTTTGGATACGACGATAATGGAAGTTATGTCTTCACTCGTAGGGTCTATGCTGACGGTGACAATAGGATGACAGCCGCTCTGAACAGTCAGAGGGATCCTTGGAATATAACGGGTGGCACAGACTTTAAGAATGTTAGTAGCTTCGCGTTTGAGGCTTTCGATGGTCTTGAAGCGAAAAGAACGGCTAACGATCCAACGATGGATACTTATGATGTTAGTACGTTCAACTTTCTTCTGAATGCGGAAGTTAAGTGGGGCAATCATGTGTCTGCCAGTCCCGGTGATATCGCAGGACAGACAAAAACTCAGGGAGCAGCGGCTTTTGCATACTACAATTACTTAGATAGTATTAAGGTTCATGATTGCAACGGCCCTATCTTTATCAGAAACTTCAACGTTGATTGTAGGAACGCATCTGATAGAGGTATCGAAATTAAGAACTCAGACGTGCTTCTTGAAAGATGCTCGGTATCCAGAGCTAATAAAGCTGGACTGTATGCACAGAATTCAAACGTTGATCTGGTTAGGGGCTTTGTAGCTTATAGAAATTATGAATTGCTTGGGTCAACAAGAACCGGAATCCCTTTTGCTGTGAAGCGAGTATCCTACGGGTCTGTGAGTTCCTATGGCGCAGGCATTTACGCTAATAATTCTACCATCAATGTAAGTTCCACATATGCTAGAGACATCTTAGAATCAACCAACGCAAGGGGGGCATACAACGCTTACCCTCGTTACACTGGAGATGTTCCATGTCCTTCAATGGAAGCTCTTTACTGTTTGTCTCGTAATGATATTGGTATTCACGCAGTTAATTCTCAAATCATTGGAGGAAGAACCGAGCTAAACGGTAGTGGTTCAAATGCGTGGCTTGACGCTACTCAGCTTATCTCAGAGCTTAACACTGAAGCTGGCGTAAAGCTAGAGAATAGTAAGTTATCTAATAGTGGTAGACTTCTTCTCTATGGAAACTACAGAGGGTTAGACGCTGATGGTTCAAAGATCCTAACTGATGTTATTAAGTGTAAGGATAACCAAGCTGAAGCTATCTTACTTAATAACTCTAACTTCACTTATGGGAAAGATCTTTACGCTACTGTAGCTAGGGGCACTCAGTTTACTGATACTTACAGGTTTGACCAAGTTGGTTTATTAGGTAATGGCACTCACCTGAAAGCGGTTAACTCTGTGATAGGGTCTGTTGCAACTAGTGGTTTACCTAAGTTTTATGGTCAATTCTTTACCTCGGGTGCTTTTGGCACAGATAACGCTGGAACTACAGTCAACCTAAAAGGAATAAGCCCTTCAATAGATATTTCTAAGAATTCGGAGGCTGAACTGGTTCACTTCGTAGGCAACAGGAGAAAAGACTTCAAAGCAGGAGTGACTGATAGGCCAGCCTACGGTAGCATAATTAAGATTGACAAGAACTCCTCGGTTGTTACTAGAAGCTCTAAACACTTCGCTACAATCATAGCTGGCCCGGAGGGTAGAGATGAGCATATTCTTCACGCGGGAGTTTACTGCAATGATAACTCCGTAGTTTCTTTCCAAGGACCTACGGTTATTGCATCCCTAGGTGTGGACGTTCTCGCAGACAATCACTCTCGAATGGAGTTTGTGCCTCACCGAAACAATGATGGTGAGCTTCTTGTAAGTTCATTCATGTTGGACGATCCAGAGAATCATACCGCTGTTGAGTTACACTCTACTAGAGCTTGCCTAGTTTCCAATAATCAGTCCGAGATAACGATGGAAGACCTTGGAGATTATCAGCATTCCTACGCTAATGACCTTTCCCCTCATGGAAAGGCATTGATTGCTCTTAATAAGTTTGATTATTTAAATAATCAGGATGAGATAGCTAACGACGGATTATACAGAAACAATGTCAGTGGTGGGTATATGCAATTTTACCCGAACGCTTATATAGATGATGGTAACATTTTTGATACTGAAGGAAGAGATTTAAGTCCACCCAAGTGGGCTGATTATTTTGACAAAAAGAACTTTACATCATATGGTACCGTGGCAGCCGCAGGAAACGGAGGTGTAAGTGGTGTTTACAATTGGTATCTTAAACAACTGAGAATCGCGGGTCAGACTTTAGAGGATATCGAAGACATATCCTCTGGAGGTATGTGCGTCAGAGCGTTGAAGGGTAGCAGGGTAAACGTAACCAACGTTCACTTCCCTGCTGGTTGGGGGAACACTTCAGGGTTTGTTTATAACTTAAGTGGTAATATTCCCAAGTGTACACAATTAAGAATGTGGAATATTGCTGACGATTCTGTATTGGATGCAAGTTATGTCTCAGTTAGTGGCATTCACCCTTTCGACAGTATCTACCATGGACCCTCTGGTGTTTGGGGCACTTCCTCTGCTCCTAGTTCAACACCGGACACCAGTTCATTATCTGTCCTGGATTACTATGGTAGATCTGATGGAAGGAGTGGCGACACCCCAGGTGTTCCTTCGAATCCTTTCGGATTTGCTTCTCATCAAAACAGAGGCCCGTTTAGACTATTTTTCTCAATCGACCCTGCCGCGAACTGGCTGCAACCAAGTGCCATCAATCCCGCCGGGAAACTAGGACCAGACGATACCCAAAAGGGTGTGATCCGTCAATTATTCTCTCAGGGTTACCAACCATCATCAACATGTATTGCTAATAATACCAATGAGTTTAACGCTAGTAGTGAATACATTTCATTACTTAGGAAAGAATATGAAAGTGCTATCGGGATTGATGGCCGACATATTCCTATCCATGCTTCTGGATTTTACTATGCTAATGAGTTGGTATGTAACCCTCAGACAATTAAAGCTTACTTAGATGAGTCTGCCTCCAACCTTTTTGCCAATGCAAAACATAACACTGTTGGGAAGTCTAACTTCCCAACGTTAGTAAATATATACTTCCCTTATACGAATTATCCAATTGGCGGGGATTCTGCGACCGAGGTTGGGTCTTTAGGAGGTACCAGGGGGATAGCCTCCGTTAATAACTTCGATTTGGAGAAGAATAACTAATGACTAGCGAAATAAACTATTACGATTCTAACTACAATTATATCGCCCCTGTAAGGCATTTCAAATCTAATGATCCTTACTACTACGAGGTTGATAACATTCCAATCAAACAGTTGGAAGAGAGTAAGAACTTTCTCAAAGATCAAGTTGACGGTATACTAAGAGATAGGGCTAACTTTAAAGTTGCTATTGATAGGTCAGGATTTACGGAACTTCAACCTTTTGTAACGGGATCAGATCGTAAGGTTAGAGTTAAGGCTGGGCGTTACACAGCTAGAGTGAATGATGCCTACAGCGTCACTCCCCTACAGTTTATAACTCAAGTAACAGGCTTTAGCAACACGACTGAGGGAGGTCAGGTCTCCGATTTAAACACCTACGATGTCCAGAAAATAAAAGGCGCAGACGTAGCCTTAGCTTTAGATATATTTCAACAAGGTTTGGCTGGAACCGCTTTAAATATGAACGGTTTAGCGGAGCGTACATTTACCTATCCAATTCCTGATGAAGATGGTGTGGACATTGAGGGTAATCCTAAATTCTTAGGCACTACCTCTATTGAAGAGTACCTTAACCTAGCAACCGCAAGTCTTACTTTAACTCCAACTGGGTCTAAGGGTTCTCCAACACTTCCTAATGTTATTGGAAACCTATATCCTGGAGGGCAACTAGAATCAGAAAAACTTCAATTAATAAGAGATGTTTTTAAAGCTGGTGCTCTTCCTGATGCAACTCAGGCAGGGAGACTTGAGAGTTCCTTTATTAAAAGATGGAGAGGCGCAATTAGAACTTCCGTTGTAGATGTCTCGGGGGAGCTTTCGGTCACGGTTCCAGACTTTGATGAGGGTGACTTTTTCTATACTGATGAGAATGGCGATAATCAGCCTCTGGCTTCTACACAGAGAATTGACTTACTGTTCATTTACTCTAAGGCTATAGATCAAACAGAGACAACCTTAGCTAGCAGAGATCCTGGTTCGATTGGTAACAGAGTCATTAGGAAGCCAACGCTAGGAATTTTAAAAGGAGCAGGTATTGGAGTTTCAAGAAACTTTGGATCCGATACTAATGGCAACATTGACTTAACCGATTTAGAAGGCACCCCTATTATGCTTGCCCACCCTGGGGACGAGGGTGCTCCTAATACGGGCTTTGAGACTTCCTCAGCGGGTACAATTAGAGGTTCTTTCCCATCTCCTGATGACCTTATGAATTTGGCTCCTGTGTTATCGGAAAATTTACAATCCGACAGGTTACCTTTAATTGGTCAATCTATTCTTCCGGTTGCATACATTCGAGTGACCAATGCAGGAGGAACTGTAGATATTTTAGAGGATGCTGACGTAATTGATATTCGTCCTTTCTTCAGAACTACTGAGCTAGCTTATAACGAGAGAGCGGGAATTGCTGCTGCAACTCCACAAATTTCAATAGCGAATCCGGTTGTAACGGAATCCGCTCTTGAAAAAACCAGAAAAGAGGTTTTTGGAACTCTTTTCAACAAAATTAATGACCTAGACATTCCACAGGCATCCCCTTCTAGAATTGTTGGAATGGGGACTGTTTTGGGGGGCATGAGGTATGGTCCTGAAGGAGCTTTGTTTAGGCAGGCAACAGCCCCTGGGCAAAAGACATGGAATCAATTGGCTGATGAGGCCGAAGCATTCTTTAATTATTTACCTGGATCGATCACGTTTAACCCAGCTTGGGATATTGCTCCCTGGGCTTTAACTAAAACACCAGACCCAGGAAGACGTGGTGCTGACCATATTCATGTCTGCTGGCCTATGGCTACTCAGTCTGATAATAGTCTTCAATACTCTACGCCTCCTTTCAATCGTTCGGTGGGGATGGGTACCTATGAGACTATAGATAGCGTGCGAGGAGCCGTTTCTGAAGGCGTAAATTTTGCTGGTCTTAACTCCTTTGGAATAAAACAATCTACTGAGGATGAGGTTGTTGGAATTGCAAACGGTCCAGGTAAGCATTTAAGACAAAACGTTGTGATTCATTATTGCAGAAAAGTTATAAAGATAAACCGAAATGAAGTACCGTGGATGACGGACTACACCGTAAATGCCAATCTTTTAAACTGTATACCTCTATCATCCAGGGCTGATTCAGGATCTAAAAGGCAAGGCCACTCTGCTGGGGCTTCTAACATTTGGGTTAATAAATGTCAAGATTATTTTGTTATTAATGTTGCCTGGGTCGCAGACGATTTTAACGATCAAGCTAATCCTCAAGACTACTCCAGAAAGAATGCAATAGGCATCCCATGGGCAAAGCGTAACAAATTAGAAGAGTTAGCTGCTTTCGCGTTACCACAAATTCCAATAGATTCGTTTACCACTAATGACAATTTTAAAGAGTATAATTCACAAACTCGGAATATGCCTGGGCAAATCGCGGGTACAGGTCAAGAAGTTTTGTCTGTCGTTAACTCAGATTTAACTAATGGAACGGGAATGAATAATCTACGTACTGAGGCATCCTACTTTACGCCTGTCACTCCTATTTTATATCCAAGTGTTTCTTATGAAATTATTGGACATAGCAACGGAATGACCAGTAGAAGCCCGAGAGGAAACGCCTTAACCCTTGGAGCAACCCCTACTATAGAGCTTATTTAATGACCGAGTTCATTAATTTGTTTGAAGCGTGTGGGAAGAATTATCTTCCCGGTAAAAAGCCGAATCTAGGGGGTCCTTTAGATCCCATCACTCCAACATCCATGGATCCAGAGCCTACTGATCCTACAATTGGTCTTGGAACTGTTGCGACGGGAGGGCAGTACAGGGAACCTATATTTAAATGTATCACGACCGAGACACAGTGTCCAGCCCCTAATGCAGGTATTGTTAGTAGTC